GTATATGTTCCGGCAGCTTGTTTTGCAGGGAGTGTGGTAAGTTTTTCGATACCTCCGGCGATTGATTCTAAAGTAGATAACTGACTTTTAGCCAACTCCTCCATTGTTGGTGGAGCTGTTTCCGCAGCAACTTTAAGGTCTTTAATATCTTGTTCAGTTAATTCTCCAACTTTTTTCTCACCGGTAGCCGTTTTAATAACATATTCTCCCCCCTTCATTTCTGCCATGTTGGCAATCAGTTTTTTATCCTCCTCACTACTAAATTCTTTTGGAAAACTAATTTCCTTCAGTTTTTTATCTAAATCAGCCCCCGCTAACGCCATTTTTGTTAATTCAGTATATGGCATTCCCATAGCCTTAGCGATTTCTTGCATTTGACGTTTACCACCCGGCATAATTTCAAAACGACCGTCTTTACCTAATTGAACAAATTGTTTACTCATTTGAGCAATTTGATTTTGTAATTCTGCTGGGTCATTTTGTGATAAATCCATTAATTTTAATGGGTCTAATAAATCACCTTGAGTGACACCTAATCTCTGTAACGCCGCGGCCGTTTCGATAGCACCCTCAGGATTATAAACTTTTTCAGCAAAATCTAATGTTGATTTCATATCAATCCTTAACATACTTGCTTGTGCAGCCATTTTAGCCAACCCTGAAACTCCTCCTTCAAAATTAAATTGGTTAAGATATTTCATATTATCAATAACTTTAGCAGACACTGCCTGAGCATTAACCCCGGATTCACGGGCAATATCAACAACTTTTTTCATTTCTGACGCAGTATTATATGCCGATACACCCACATCAGCCATACTACTAACCATTTTACCAACTTCTATATTAGTAACTTTATATGTTGCATATAAATCTCTAGCACCTTCAGCACTTAAAACCACATTTCTACCTAAAACTTCCGCAGTTCTCTGTTGTAAAGCAGCAGCCTCTTCAAGAGTACCACCCATATCTTGTATAGCGTCTAACGAATCCGCCAATGCCGTTCTCATTGATTTAGCCATCAGTTCTGATTGACCAAATTGAGCCAACATTTTACTACTTAAAGTATCAATATTTAATATTAAACCACCAAATTGGTCGCTAGTTAACGGATTTTTTAAATCACCTGGTCCCATAATTAAAATGTATTTATAAATAAATACACCAAAGAGTAGTTTTAAATTACGTCTTTGGTGTATTATCTTCGATTATCCGGTCTACGAGATATTTTCTCACATACGTCGGCATTATATAAAAATCTGAATATGAAAGTCTAATAAAACGAGCCAAAAAATAATACTCCTCAATTAGACCTTGTCTGTGATTAGAAGAAAGGGCGAAAAAAGTCCACCCCAAAGGTTATCTCGAAAGATACCAATTCTCCTGAAGGGGCGATTACTTGTCTATTTAAATCTAATGATGGTTCATTATCTCTTAAAAATTGTCTTATGTATTTTGAATCACTAATCGGCAATGTCTCAACATATGCCGCTATTTTACCTTTATCAGTATCACCATCAAATTCAACAATATGTTGATTTAATCTCCAAGTCACCCTTGGTGCTTGTCTTCCGGCAGGATATTGATTAACCATTCTATCTAACTCTACCGTATCAAAAAATGTGGTAGGTCTTAATTTAACAGTTTTATCACATTTAGGTAATGTTGTTGTAAATAAACCATTTTCATCAGGTTTTACTTTAGTTTGTTTAATATTTAATTCATCTAACAAAACGGTACCAACGAAAGGTTTATCCGTTTTAGGGTCAACTAAATTTATTTTATATTCCGGACCAAATGATGTGTTTCTTAGGAATATTAAAATAGCCTCAACATCACCATTTAATAATTCTTCGGGTCTTAAATCGTGTTCATATATTTTATTTCTTAATAATGATAAAATAATATTTTCACCACTAATTCCTGAACCAATTAAATAATTTTCATCATTAGCTGTTAAATAACCAACTTTAACTGATTTCTTTTTTGATTGATAAAATATACCACCGGTAGGTAATTGAACAACATCGTGAGGTAAGTTAAAACCTTGTGTTGCCGCATCCATAATGTTTTGTTCCATAATAATTTGTTTTTTATAATAAATAATAGGTGTTGTTTTTTTTATATAAATAAAAAAACCCACTAATGTGGGTTTTAATTATGTTAACGATAAAAGACATATTTTTTTTTGAATTATTAAATTTTCAACAAATTTAAGTCTATCAATAAATAAAACATCTTCATTCATATGTATAGTTAATTTTTTAATTTTTTGGTAAACTTCAGGTTTATTAATTGAAACCCAAGTTTCGTTAGATAATGTTGGTGAATTATAAATATCGTTAGCGGTTAACATTTTAAATTTTTTAGTAAACTAAAACACATCTATCCATACGTAAAGATGTATTGATAGTCGCAATTTTATCATCACTATAACTTAACGAACCAAAGTCAGAACTTGTAATAAAAGTTCCTTCTAAAATCCATTTTTCCACAACAACACCTGTTGGGTCTAACATTTCAAGGTCAACGTTTTTCTTATAACCAGCAGCATAACCCATACGACCTGTTACTGATTCAGCACATAAACGAATCCATTCCATCAAAGCTTGTGATGCTGACGGTCCAATAGGGTCTCTGAAAGTCACAGCTAATTCGTTCCATACAAAACGACCAGCAACATATGTTGAAGTATTTAAGAATGGTATTTCTGTTGCGTTAATTTTAATACTTGGTCTTTTAGCCGTTTCAACAAACCATTCATTAATCCCTAATGTTGATGGAAATCGCATAATAAAACGATTATTTCTTTTTGGTTCATACGGTATGGGCATTTTCATTAATAAATCAGCCATTGTTCTATTTGTTTTTAAATTTTATTTTTTTATCTTGTTTATTATAAATATCACCTATTTAATTTTTTTATCTTGACTTTTAGAATTAAATTTTTTATCATTCTAGAAATCCTAGTTATTATAATAAATTATTTAATGGTTTTTATTTATAATAATTATTTTAATATTCTTTTTTAATACCACCTTTTGTTGAATATGTTTTTATTATATTCTCTGGGTCATCTTCAAAATGTTTTTTAACACTTTCCACATTTTTTAAGTCGTCATCTGAAAAACCTATTTTTGGTACAAAATAATTACTTATTTTATTTTTTAAGAAAGCCTTTTTCTGAATATGATTAGACATTTCCTTAACATAGTTAACAAACTCTTTTAACGCTTCAATTTTTAATTCTTCTACTTGAGCAGCCGAACCCTTTCCGTGAGTAACCGGATAAAATTTACATAAATCTAAATATTCACGAATCATCTCTCTTTTAGATATTTTTCCTTCGTCATTTAAATCTCTATATTTTTCTAAATTTTTAGCCAATTCATTTGAATTAATTCCATTTGTGTTTGATACAATATAATTATAAACACCTTCTTTTAATACCGAAGGGGTATGTCCTCGTGCCGTTACAATTGAAAAAATTGACCCGTTATTAATTGCTTCAACAAAATCAGGCCAAGCCGCAGCTGGTTTAGCCCTCATAGCGTCAATTATAAATTGTTTATCCCCTTTTACTCCAAAATATTTATAAGGGTCACTAGAAAATCCAACTATTGTATGTCCATCAAATTCAAAAGGTTCTTTACCTATTATTTCTCTATAAGTTGCAAAATCTTCAGTAGACATCCCAACAACATCACCATCTTCATCATCAACCAAAATTTTTGTTGGCATTGTTACAATATTATCGTCCCAATCAAAAGCGTAATACTTTTCATTAGGTGTTCCAATATCATCAATTTCTTCTTTTAATTTAGTTTTTAACATAATTTAATTTTTTAGGGTACAAAGATATAAATATTTTTTGATTTTTCTAACATTATATATAAATATCTTATAAAATAAAAAACCCCCACTAAAAATAGTAATGGGGGGTTTTAAAACTTTTTAAAATTTATTATATGTTCTCAAATGATGCTCCGGTTGGAGTAATGTAGAACGTAATGTCTATAAATTCTAACGATTTGGTTGGTTTGATGTAAATCTTACCAGTCATCTGATTTCTGTCTAAATCAGCAGCGTCTGACGAAACTGTTACACGGAAGTCATATAAACCTCTGTCTCTTCTAATAGCGTCCAAGATAGGGTTAACAGCATCTAAGAAGTCTTGTCTTACTTTTTGGTCGTTTTGTTCGAACAATAATCTTACAGATACCGCTGAAATCAATTTACGTGCTTGAAGTAATAATCTTCTTACGTTTATTCTATCAAGTGCCGATTCAGCAATTTGTAGAGTTTTATTACCCCAAATTACCGTTCCAACATCAGAGAACGTAGCAATTGGATTAAGACGACCTTGGTAAAGAGTATCTCTATCTTCTTGAGTAAGTTTCTTTCTCGCTTTGATAGCATTTACGATACCTCTTGTGTAACCTGCCGCAGCGAACCAAGGGAACGCAATGTTGTCAGTTAACGCCAAGTTTCTAACAACCTCAGCCGTTGGTGGTAAATAGATTTGAGTGTTATTTACACTATCTCTTGTTAATACCCAAGGGTAGTAAGTTGCCGTGTAGTTAGAATCAATACCACTTTCTTCTAAAATATTTACCGCTTCTTGTGGATAAATTAACGCACTTGGGTCAGGACTTGGAATAAATAAATCACTATCCGCTGTTGTACAAATATATAATGAGTCAGCTCTGTTAAACTCAATCATTTCAATTGCTTCACCAACTAAGTCAGAGTTATTTGAGTAATCAATACCCGGAGTAACAAATAAGTTAATATTAACCGCCTCAGGATTTGAGAATGTTTGCTGACCTAATAAATATGCGTAGTAATCTGAATTTCCATAATCAACACTATTATTACCAACGGTGATTTTCTTGAATGCTCCCCATCCTGTAGCCGTTGGGTACTGGATTGTTCCTGAACAGTATCCATTTAAGAAACCTCTTCTACCTAATTTAAATGTAT